AACCATGCAGTTTGTAACAGCACCAGAGCCGCCTGCGCCACCATAAGCGTTTCCACCGGAGGCGTCGGAAATTGCATCGCCGCCCTCCCCTCCGGGGCCAATTAAAGTGAACCAAACCATTGACGCGCCTTGAGGTTTTACCCAAGTTGCCGAAAAAGCGGTGGTTGTTGATCGAGATGACGCTCTGAATATCTGTACGTTTGCGCCCTGTGGCGTTGGGTAATTTATGGGATAGCTCATGTTTTACCTTACCAACTTGCAATCAAAACAAGACCGGTGCCGCCAACACCTGTCCTACCGCCCCCGCATCCAATACCGCCGCGATTAGTGCTAGAGCCTCCCAACCCAACAATAATTGGCTGTATTTGGAAAAAACCGTTTTCACCAAAGGCATTCATGGTGTACCCGTAGTTTCCTACTACAAGAAGGTTGTCTGCACCGCCACTTAAGAATGTAGTTGTTGATGCCCCCGATGAGTCTGTATTGCCAGCCTGTCCAGCGACAGATTGAAAAAATCCAGAAGCTGTAAATTGGTTTGCGGTCATTGCAGTTCCAGCAACGTTTAGAACTCCACCATTGGCCGTCAACAAAGCAATCAGACCTGACGAGGCTCTGTAGTTGACCGTGGTGTTTGACGCATTTCCTGTAGAAACGGAAGCAACCAAGCTATTTGGAACGTGCTGCGCCGCACCATACCAAGTTGTCACTACGCCAGAGCCGCCACCAGTAGCCGTGCCATCACCGTTCCCACCGCCCCCAATCAGCATCATGTAGACATGACTAACACCGGGCGGCTTTGACCACGCGGAATCTTTGTAAAACGTCTGCACATCCGCACCTGCTGTGCGGAACTGTTGCTGGGGTTGCTGGGGAAACATCGTTTAAGCCCAAGTTGGCGCTGGAGCGTTATCGTTTACACAGGTGTAGCTTGTAATTTCCTCAACACTAAGGAGTGTGCCGTCGGCGCGATAAACACCAAGACAGTCTCCATTAGCGCTGATGCGTGAAAAACCTTGCGATCCGTCTGCAAGAAATTGCAACTCAAACCAAGAATCAGTTTCGCGCCACATTTTAGTAATCTCCAGCGATTGTCACGATGGAATAACCTACGCCAGCACCGCCAGTAGAAGTGCCAAAAGTCACAAACAAAACATAGTTTGCTGGCAAAGCGTAGTTCTGTGGCAGCTCAAAAACACTAGACGCAGCAGTAGTAGAAGCTGTTACGGCTGGGAGCGTAATTTCATCGAACAACCAAGTTACTGTTGCGCTGTTTGTTGAGCTGCTGGAAATAAAGACTCGGCACACGGTGGCAGCAGGGGAGCCGATTGGGCGAAAACGGATTTTTTGCACATAAGAGCCATTGGCTCCAGCAGTGAAAATTCTAAAAATATCCGTGCCCGCCGTACCTGATCCAGTCAAAGATGCGTTAGTTGTTGGGCCAAGAACCGTTCCCGTACTGGCTACTGCGCCAGACGAGATGTTTCCGGAGATGGAATAAATGGGGGAGGTATTTGCTGGCATGATAAGTCCTTAAGGAAGAATGCAGTTGATGGCAATGGCCCGAACAAGGCCGATGGAGGTTGAACCACCACCAGTAGAGGCAATTGTGATGGAACCCGATGCGTTGGTAATTGTAATGTTTGAGCCCGCAGTCAATGTTGTACGGGTAAAACCTGTTCCATTACCAATATCTAAAGCGCCGTCGGCGGGTGTTGTGGTCAAGCCTGTACCGCCGTTAGCAACAGGCAAAGCCGTGCCGCTGTAAGCAATTGCCAGTGTGCCAGAGGTCGTGATTGGTGATCCGGTTACCGACAAGAACGACGGCACTGTTGCGGCCACGGATGTAACGCTACCAGCGGAGCTTGTGGAAACTTTTACAAAGTCCGATCCATTCCACGCGGCCAAGCACTTCTCGCCAGCCGCAATAGTCACGCCGGTCGTTGGTCCTGCGCCGCGAAGCACGATGGAGCCTGTGCCCGCGTTGATAACGATGTACGGTTTACTTTGGGCGGGAGCGGTGATGTTGCGGGTTGTCGCCCCGTTGCTGGCCGTCCACAAGATAATCGCCTGACGCGCTTGGTTGGCCGCAAGCACTGTGGTGGTCAGCGTAACGTCTGCGTCTGTGCTGAGCGTTGTGGTTCCGGCAACAGCCGAATCAACCAGTGAGGTGATTGAGGTATTGACTACATTACCCCAGTCTCCGTCAAGTTCGCCTTGGACCGGCAGCGCCAGCCCAAGCAGGGTGGTATTTCCTGTGGTCATTTAAATACTCCTAAGTGACAACTTCCTGCCAAGCAGGATTTTGCGCATCGTTAACATCCGCCCAACCGGGCGTTTGTGGATTGTTGACATTTTGCCAGTTTGCTGTCTGTGTGTCATCAGTTACATTCCAATTGGCGGATTGATTGTTTCCAATATCTTGCCAATCAGCATTCTCGGCGTCATCAATCAGACTCCAGTAGAAAACGCCAAGCTGTCCAACACTGCCCGTGGCCGTAACGCTTGCCAGTTGAGGGCTAAATGTTACGCTGTTGACGGAGCCGGTAGCAGTAACGCTGCGCAGCACAAAACTTAAGCCGCCGTTTGCAACCGAGCCAACTTCTCCTGTGGCGGTTACGCCAGACACTCCAAACAGAGTCTCGGCAATTACATCTCCGGCACTACCTGTGCCAGTAACGGCAGAAAGCTCAAACTGGAGGCCACCGTTTTCAATCGTCCCAACTGAGCCCGTTGCGGTTACGCCAGAGACCGCCACCTCCAAGCTGCCGTAAGCTATGTTGCCAACTGACCCCGTCGCCACCACCCCACCCAAGGGGGCGCTTATTTGTCCAACCGTGCAAACAGCCGTTACGCCGGAAAGCTGAATGGTTACACTTGGCGTGACGCTACCTACCGGGCTATCCGCCCCGCCCCATGTGCCTTCACCCCAAGCGCCAGAACCCCAACTGCTTCCAGTAGATACGCCAGAAAGAGGTTTGGCCTGCTGGCTGACCACAGTTCCTGTTGAGCCCGTGGACGCTACACCTGTACTCGCAAAATCTATTTCCGGTAACGCAGTGCCTGTTGAGCCCGTGGCCTCTACGCCTGTGCTGGCGGAGGCTATTACCGCGAATGGTGTGCCCGCTGCGCCTATGGCTGTTACGCCTGCGCCGGATGCGGTTATTCCCGGCAGTGCTCCGTAGGGGGCTTCAGCAAATGCTGATATTCCGAACATGGTTTACGCCCATGTTCCAACGGCAGTGTTAGCCCCTGCGGCCCCAATGGGGTAAATGCGAAAGTAAGCGCCCAATGCAACCGTCCATGCACCGCCGGGGGCTGCACTCAATTTATACTGCGGGATAAAGGTCCCACCTGCGTCTATTGACACCGTACCGGACATCTGTGCGTGTGCGATTGCAGGGTTAGTTGCCAAGCCACTTCCCGTAAATGCGGAAGCTGTTGCCACTTGGAAGTAATATATCCCCAGGCCCATGTTGTTGGTGAATGCAGTTGAAGACGAGCTTGATGTTGTTACAGAATAGCCTATGTTGTTGATGGTTGCGGTTCCACCAAACAAAGAACTAATAGTGTGCGCCGTCGTACCCGCTGCCTTAGACATCGGGAAATAGCCGTCAAAAGCGTAAACCGTACTGCTGCTGAGAGTTACGCCTACGCCTAGAAAAGACTGCGCAGTGTTTACGTTGCTTCCTGCCCGAGAAGCATTCAGCCTGTAATACTGCATTCCGGGAACAACTCCCCGCTGCTCCCCTTGAGGGGTTGCATACAGAACCTTGCCGTCATACTCCACCGCCCCAGCCAAAGCTGTCGTCAAGTTTGTGCCCGCTTGAAAATCTAAGGGCGGTACTGTGGTCGTGCCTGCGTCCAGCGTCAGGATATTCGATTCATCCCTCAGCACCGAGCGAGAGGATGGCCCCGTCAGAAATACGTTAGAAAGGCCAGAAAGCGTGATGGGGCTGCCCGCATTAGATGATGCAAGGATGGTTGTTCTGGCAAGTGTTGGGCCTGAAGTCGAGTACGTACCAATGCCGGACTCCCAGTTACTCCCGCTGGTCAGCGTGTAATAGGTGGTGTTCCCGTTACCAACGACCGCGAAAGTTTGAAACCCGGTAACGGCTCCGGCAAGCGTGATCGTGCCAGTCCCGGTCGTTACCGTGGTTTCTTGGACGCGATCCGCAAGTACGAGCGCCATGACTGCGCCTTATGCAAGGTTCAACAGAGCAGTGCCAGCAGCGTTGGTAGGCATTGTCAATGTGAACGTACCAGCGGTCACGGACTGCGAACCAAACGTGTGGACGCTGACAGCTCGGCCAGCTTGCGTGCTGTTATAGATCAGCACTGAATCAAACGGGGTGGTAATCGTCACGTTGGTATACACCAAGCTGGCGGAAGGCGTCCAGTACGCCGTAGTGCCACTTGTGGTTGGGGCTACTGCGTTGGTAACCGTCACGCCACCGGCGGAATAGTTTGTACCAACCACCTCATCAGTTGTGGAGTATGCTGTTGTGCCTGCGCCCAAAGAGCCTGTTGAGTAATACAGTGCACCGTTAAAGGTGTCCGCGCCCGTTCCAGCGCGAGCTACAGTTGTGCCAAAGTTGTGAAAAGCCTGAAGAATTTCAGCTTTGAACGATGTGGTCATTGCCTGAGAGTTAGCCATTTAAGTCTCCGTGTTAGCCGAGCATAGCGGCGATACCGTCCGCCACAACATTTTTTTTCAATTGAACATGGGCAGAGCGGTGCACAAGTTCGCCGTCTAACCAATACTCGACCCAGGTCGTGTATTCGTTGTCATTGTCTACAGAGCCCTCTTTCTTTTCAAGCAAAGAGTCGTCCATGTCGCCTTTGGTGGTGGTAACAATTGCCATTGTGTTTCCCTGTTTTAGCTAATCCGGATAAGAGCGTTATCCGCGTTATCAGGAGGAAATTGTATTTGGAACTGCTGGCTGAGCATCGTCTGATCCAAGCCAAAATTCAGAACGCCCACAGAGCGGTCACTCTTGGATGAGTTGTAAATGAGCGCGCCGCGCGTGGTAAAAGTAGCGGCATTCCACGTCGGGTTGTCAAACGACACATAAGCAATCCCGCCCGTGCGAGTTACCACGACCCCCGTGAGAATCTGTCCTGGGGCGGTGTAGCCAATCCCTGAGGTTTCCCCGTCGGTGGTATACGCCAGCGTGGTAGGACCCAGCTCGGCAGCAGACGTGTACAAGGCGATCTTCATCACGTCTGTGTCGAAGTCGTGTATCCCCAGCAGGAGCTCTTCTTTGAAACTGTTGGTCAATCCGGCGGTGATCATGCGTTACCTCACAGGGATTTTGACTTGGCCATCCTGATAGGCATCGCCGCGTTGCTTGCCATCCCCCAGATTCTTCAACAGGCCAAGCGCCTCTTTGTACTTGCCGTCATAAACAGCCATCATGTCCTGCTCACCTTTCATCCAGGTGTATGCCTCAACAAGAGAGCCGTACAAAAGGACGCTATCAAAATTGTCGCCAAGCCACGAGGTGCTTGCCGTAACAATCGACTCAGGATAGTAGTAAAAATGGAGCTCAGCTTTGTAATTGACATCTGGAGTAGGTCCAACAATAAACGTCAACTCGTTGACGTTGGT